AAGTCCTAATTCAAGATGAATCATATATCTATATATTAAAATCGCAAAAAGTTATAAAATAGAAAAGGCAGCCATTTCTGACTGCCCAATCTAACTATGAAAAAACCCTACTTGAAGCTACAAAATATTATCCTTCAATATTAAAACAACCCTGAGCAACTACTTGCGCTGGCTGTGCTTCCATACCAGTCAAAGTTAATTGAACTCCGTTGAAATCACCCATTGCAGCTCCACTTGTATGTGAACCTGCACTAACTTCTAAGCCATTCACTTCTCCAAGTAACCAAAAAGTTCCATCTTTCTTCTCAATGAGCTAAAGTGTACCATTTATTTCTCTGAGCTTGGCTCATTTTAGCAAAGTTTGCCACTACTGTTTGAGTGTAGAAAACTGTTCCGTTTGCTGGTGTTGAAGTAATTTCTTCTGTGAATGAGTCAGCCGCTTGCGGCATTAACTCATACTTGTAGAAACTAATACTTGCAATCTCAGAAATCCCACCACTTACTGAACTTGTGATAATTGCATTTATTGGGGTATTATTTGCGAAATAAATATTTTTTAAACCTCCTACTGCATCTTTGCAATCTAAGGTGTATCCTGCTGTTACTGCACACGCCATTTTTTTATTCTCCTTATATTTTTATAAAAAGAGGGTAAGGCTTGAACACTCAAACCCCACCCCCTCTTAAGTTATTAATTAAGCTGCACCTACGAAATATACAATCTCAGTAGGGAATGCGATTTGAACACCAGCTTTGAACTCAACTACATAGCGAACTTCCATAGCTTCTTGCGCCCAGAACAATTCAAACTTGCTTTCTTCGCCTAATACATCACAACCGAAGAACATGTTTGAAGTTCTTAAAGCGTAGATTCTATTAGTTCCGTTTAATCCGTTTACACCTACTACCTTAATGTTAGTACCCGGCATAGTGATTTCAAAGTTTGCGCTTGAACCATCTGTGTTATAGTGGAACAAATTAGCATTAGTTAAAGCTAATTGGTAAGTTCTGAAAGTGTCAATACCGCAGAAAATAACTGTATCAGCTTTGTCAACTAAAGCAGCAGGAATAGCTCTGAAAACACCTTGCAAAATGTTAATCACGTTTGAAGTTGTAATGCCACCAGTTGCTGAGTAAGGCGCACCAGTCATGTAAGCTGAACTGTTAGCAGCAATAGCACTTCCTGAAACTGAAGTTACCAATTTAATCATACCATCAAATTGAGCTAAGCTATTGTCACCTGAAGTGGTGTCACCTTGCCAGAAAGCTCTTTCTAAGTTTTGTGCAATTAAACCAGCTTTTAAATCTGTGTACTGTTGTTCAAATGGAATAGTTTTAGGATTAGAACCGTTTGGTAAAGCTAATTGCAACCAAGTTGTTTCTAATGTTTTTGGACATAATGATTCGTGAACTCTGATTGGAGAAACAGACATAGTTCTCTTTGTGAAAGTTGTAGTGCCTGAAGCTAAGAAACCGCAAGAAGTACCTGATTGGAATACAGCGTCAGTATCCAACAAGTTAACTTGCATAGAAGATTTTACATTTGGCATTTTAGTTGCCAAAGAAATTGATTTTGCAGAGAATAAAGACTTAGTCAATAATTCTCTTTCGTTGGCTTTTACATAGCCAGTGATAGTACCTACCGAGAATGCCATTTTTTATTTATTTAATATGTTTAAAATTTCGTCTAATTTGTTGTATTGGTTGTCTTTTTCAGCTTTGAAATTAACATTGATAGCTTTGGTTTCAATAACCTCTGAAGGCGCATCTGCTAACTTTTCTACGATTTCAACTAACTTAGAAAAAGCCTCTTTTTGTGAGTTCATTTTCTCTTCAGTAGTTCCCATCTTTTCAGCAATCTTAGCTTCTAATGCTGCAACCATTTCTTCCATTTTAGCAACCTTAGCTTCCATAGCCGAAAGCATTTCTTCAACTTTAGTTTCTGCTGCCTCAATCTCTATTTCAATTGGTGCTTCAGGAGTTTCAGCTGGTGCTTCAGGTAAAACTAATGCAGTTACTTTTCCGTTTTCAACTGTGATTTTTCTACCATCTTGTAACTCGTGTTCGCCATCTGGTGCAGGAACTTCTCCTGATTCACTAACTACTACTACACTTGTTCCCTCAGCTAATGGACCTTCCCACTTAATGATGGTAATTCCATCTGCTAACTTTGCCTCTTCAAAAGACATTGTATCTTCTGAGAAGATTTCTTTTAATTTGCTTAATAGCTCTTTTACGTCGCTCATATTATTTGTATATATATTTTGTTTGTTCAATTTTAATTTATCAACAAGGGCTATTGCTTGTTCTACATTGCTAACTAATTCAACTTTTCTATCTGTGAATAATCCTTCAACTGAAAACCCTTTGAACTTGCATGACTTGATATAGTCATTCCATATCTCCTCGTTATCTACCTTGCATGAAATAAACCAACTGCCATCGGGTAAATCTTCAAAGCCTTCTGGTGCTTTAATACCTCGCATTGAATCAATAATAAAAGACTCAATCAAGTAAACCCCATCAGCTAACATGTTCTTCTTATGCTGCAGATTGAAGTTGCTGTTGTATTGGTTTTTAAAATAACGCTCAACTATTTTTTGAATCGTACTCTTAGTAAAAACTACGTTGTATTCCTCGCCATCTTTTCCCCTTCTGTATATTGGCTGGTCTGGAATCATAGCTGGTCCTGAGATTATTTGTTTGTCCGTAGTCTTAAAACTAAATCCTTTCTTTTCCCACTTTGAATAACAAACCGCAGCGGCTTGCTCTTGACTCATGCCTCCATTAACTTCAATTCCAATACATCTACTAACAAATTCGTTTTCTGATTCTCCTGCTTTTGGCTCTACTACAAAATCAATTTGTTGAAGTTTTCTACTTGCCCATTCTATTCCTTCATCACCTCCCCAAGCTAACCACATTAACGCTCCACAATCTTCTTTCGGGTCGCCCTTTGAATTTTCTCTGTGACGTTCAAAACCTGACATTCTCGCTATGGTTTCTCTGCTGATGTTTTCTGCGTTCGCTAATTGATTGGCTCTTGTCCATCCAACTGGAGTTCCGCAGTTTAACTTATATTTGTCCCTAAGTTCTAAAGCTCTTTTTGCGTTTTCACTCGCTGCCTTTGGATAGTCGCTATAAGTTTCAAATTCACTTTTAAAAGCTACCCAGTCGTATTCAATTGCAGGCGAATCAACTAAAGCAATAAAGTCAACTCCAGTCTCTTCGTCTTCGTTTATAAGTAGTTCGTATAAAGGTAATTTAGCCATATATTTAGATAGTTTATTTTAGTTTAGTTTTAACCTATAACCGCTTTAGCCTTGATAGCGTCTACTTTCTTTTGTGTGTTTGTTATGTCGGTTTCAGTAACATATACCTTAGTAGCTCCAGTGTTGTTCACGTCTAAAGGAGTTGAGTTGTCAATACGAGTAAATGAACTTGAAGGACGTGTCATTGGTGGGGATGAAGGTACAGAACCTCCCCCTGAACTATTTGGAACTTGAACGCTTAGAATTTTGTTAACTGTTGCCAATCCTGAGGCTATTGCTGCGGCTGCGGCTGCTGCTCCCAATGCTGGACCTACTACTGGAACTCCTGCTAATGATGCGTAAGCACTTTGTGCTGCTTTATAGGTGTCAATCGTAGCGGCTGCAACTGCTAAGGCTTTTCCCTCTGCTGTCGTTTCACCTAATACGCTTGCAAATGTTTTTAAAGTATTTGATGCTGAGTCTAAGGCCTTAACTCTATTGGCTGCGGTTTCATCGTCTATTTTCTTTTGAGCATCTGCGGCATTCTTTGAAATATCAACTTTCTTTTTAGCTAAGTCTAATTCAATGGACTCAGTAGCTTGTCCATAATCTTTAGCATTTTGAAGTTTTTGTTCAAGTTCTTTTAATTCTAAATCTTGTTGAGCTTTCTTTAAATCTGCATCAGATAAGTTTTTTTCAATTAAAAGTTTTTGCTGTTGTTTATAGAAGTTTTCAGTCGCTTTATTCGTTTCTTCAAATTCTTTGTCAGTTCTTTCTTTAGCTTCTTTTTGAGCATCTTCAATTTCTTTTAATGCTGCTTTTTCTGATGCTACTTTTTGATTGTTTAGACTTTCAATAGACTTAACTACCTTTCGCCTACGCATTACCGATTCTGCCTCAAGTTCGTTTACTCTTGCGATTGCTTCTGCCTCTTGCGCTAAGGCTTCGTCACTTGCTGAAGTAAGTTTATTCCTTTGAGCTATGGCATTGGCTCTCTGTTTAGCTATAACTAATTCCTTAGCGGCTAAAGCTTCCTCTCCTGCTGCAACTTGCTGAAGTGCTTTAATCCTATCTTCAAAACTGGCTGTGTCATCCTCCATTAATAGACGAGCCGCAGCCATTTGTTTCTGCTGTTTGCTACGTTCTACCCTTAAACTTCTTTCTGCATCCTCAATCCCTTGTAAAATTGCCTCAATCTTTGCCGATTCTTTAGCTGCTTTGGTAGCTTCTCCTACTACTTTACTTACTTCAGTAATTGCATTTCCTACTTTCTCAGTAATATTTTCAACTCCTAATGTAACTTTACCTACTGCATCTGCTGCTACTTGTCCAGCCTCTGAAAATTTCCCCTTAAATAATAAACTGATAGCATTACCTAATGCTGGGACTAACTCAATTAATCCCTCAAACCTATTGGTAATATTTTCTTGAATTAAATTAGCAAAATCAATTAAAGCTTGTTTAGGATTTTCAAACAAACTAATTAAAGCCTCAGCAAAAACTG